TCGACCACCGCCTAGTCCACCGATCGCCGCGGCGTTTCTTGTGGTGCTTCGCTCGGCTTCTTCAAGCGCAAATGCTGCCGCAGGATCGTTTGAAAAGTTAGCAATAGCCTCTCTTTGCGCTTCAGGCCCGAAAACACCTGTTAACGAGCCTTGGATAATCTGCGCCTGCTGGCCGGGGTCAATAAATCCCGATACAGGGTCAACGGCTTGCTGAAAAAGATCATTAAGGAAGCTGACACCTTGCTGTGCACCGCGATTTGTCTCACCAATGGCTTGATTTAACATGCCTTGTGACTGGCTATTCGTGCGGTTAAGCATCCCCTGTGATTGATTGCTGCCTTGGGTTATCTGCCTAATGCTTTGCCCAACACCTTGGTTAATGCTACGTGCCGCGCCAGATAGCTGGTTTTGCGCTGAATTCAGCCCACCGCTTAATAGGTTTTGCGATCGTCGATCACCTTGGTTTATAAAGCCGACCCCCTGATTGACGCCATCATTAATCATGCCTTGCGATCGGCCTAGTTGATCAGTTGCGCCTTGGCCCCCGCTGATAAGGTCTTGCCGGGCTTGCTGCATACCTTCCATAGTCGCGCCAACAGCGCCAAAAGCGCCTTGCTGTAAAGCTTGCTCTGCACCACGAACACCCGTTAAGGGCTGATTTGGCTGCATGTTATTTTGCGCTAATACTCGCCCATCCGATCTAGTGCCTTCCGGCCCGCGCATGTTAAACCCATTGGATCCAGTCACACCGGCTTGCACAGGCATTGCTTGATAAGGCAATCTATCTGCCTCTGTCACATTGGGTTGACTCCTTCCGCGAATAACCATACCATTGCCTATTCCGGACGATGGTCTTTCCATAGGAGTTCGTCTTTCCAAATTCTCAGACGCCGCTCTATAGGCGCTAAGAACCGAATTATCAGCCCCTCCCAAATCAGCAGTGCCAAACCCATTGGATCCAGTCACACCGGCTTGCACAGGCATTGCTTGATAAGGCAATCTATCCTCGGCTTGTCCAAAGTTTCCGCCAATTGTTTGTGGTAGCTGAAAAGGTGTCATCGCAAATCATTCCTTCTGTTGCCGTACATTCGACCTGCTCGGCCATTGATACCGGCGTTAAAAATCCCGTTACCTTGCGAGAACCTGTCTCTAAACTCTTGAATGTTAAATCCTGCTGCTGGCGCTACTGCTGGTGCAGGTGTGGGCTGTGGTCTAAATTGAGCCAAATCAATGTTAAAGTCAGATGGTTGACCAATCTGGCGAGCATTAAATCCGCTCAAATCAATAGGGTTACCCATAATGGCATTCTGAATCTGCGGCAAGCCTCTAGCTACTTGCTCTTGCGCCATCATATTGCCTTGCTGGAACGGCTGGATCTGGTTGCCAATGGCACCGCCTAGAAAGTCCTGCGCTTGGGTGAATCCACGATCACGGGAAACATTAGACTCGCCAAACAGTCGATTTACATCACCTCTGGCCTGATTCGCCGCTACGTTGGCCGCCTGTAATGCTCCTTGCTGGCCCTGGCCTTGAGCATCTGCCGCTTTGCCGCTAGCTCGTGCGCCGATAGCAGCCGCGCCTATTGCTGCTGCACCGCCAAATAATGCCTTTACGCCTATTGCGCCTAATGCTGTAGCCATGATTCAATCTCCTGCTTTGTCTGACCTAGCCAGTACGTGTCCCACTCTACGCCGCCTTTAAGGAAGCTGAGTCGGTTGACCCCTTCGTCGCTAAATCCCATTGACTTAGTAAATTTATAGACGTTTTCGTATTTCTTTGGTATTTCAGCTATCAGCTTTGTGAATTTGAGGTTTTTCAAGCACCAAACTAGAATGATCTCGCCGCTTTGCTTTGCATACTGCTTCCTGTGTTCTGGCAAAATCATTGCGTGAATCTGGTAGGTAATAGCACTGACCTGATGCAATCGGTATAACCCAATCAATTCATCGCCTTCAATTAGCGTTATCCAAAACTCGTTAACAACATCGGGCAAGTAACTATCAACACCATCCTCGCTGATTTCATCAAATACCGCCTCGCAAACCCTTGAAGCCAACCCGTAATCGAGAGTTCGTATAGCCTTCAAACCAGCTTCCATCCGTCTTTTGGGTCCAGCAATAAATCAGAATCGCGCTTTATATATAACACACTGCCTGCCGCTGCATCTTCGTCAAGGTATAGACGACCAACACCTGCTGAAATAACACCTTCAGGGCTTCCTGAGCCGATGATAATATCTAGCCTTGTGATGGCCTGGCACCAGGCTCTAAACTGGTCAGTCATCGTCCCATCAGGGTTAACGATGACAGTGGTAAACAATGGGGCGGCAATATTAGGCATCAGATAATATCCGCCATGATTTTGACAATGACTGCTCTAGCTTTTTCGGCAAACTTAAATCTGAATGTCTCATTTTGAAATACTCGACCATTGCGCCGCCAAACTACTCGCTGATCATAATTACCGATCTTACCAACTGACCGAACGCGCTCACCACTCCAGGTCTTTCCATTCTTTGATCTATCCATTCGCATTTTCGGGTCAACAGCGTTGACGTTACCAACACCGGCATCCATTTTCACCTCAAGCATTGGGACTGAAAACGGCAAGCCTTGATTAGTGAATGGCCTACCTGCTATTTCACGCTCAATAATTTCGCCATATTCCGAATATATATCAAGATTGCACTGACCGATACGCCCGTCTATTGAATCTCCGACGAGGATTAAACCATACGCCTGAGTCATTGAATTGCAGCGCCATGCCGTTGTAGTGATCGATCCATCGATAGTGATGTCCGACTTGCGCTCATGCCACTTCATGGTTGATGAGTCTAAAACGATCGTCGTGTTAGTCAGCGACCAACAGACGAAATACGCGCCCTCTTGAGAGTATGCGTATGCAAAGCTATCGCTTAGTGTGCCGGCCGCTAATTCATCCTCTAACAGAGCGTCAATAGCCTCAGTGCTAACCTTCTGTGTGCTATTGCCAGCCAGCGCCCACACTGCCGGGCCTTCATCACGGCCATTGCCGATAAACATAAAGGTCTCTTGGCTTGGAACTATGGAATTAGCCGCTGCAAGTCCTTTGGCTAAAACAAAGCCCTCTTGACGTTGGAACGGGAAGCTGACACCGCCGATGTTTGAGAAAGCCTCTGCTGTCTCAGTACCAAATACGAATAACGTACTTTTATGCCTGAATAGCGCAACGATAGCATCAGGGTTGTACTCAGCCGACCCGAAATCAAGCGCGTTATAAGCAAGCCCGTTGTTCAGCGACGAGACAATAAACTTCTTTGTGTCGGTGCCGAGAGAAAAATAGCCATCCATGAATAGAACAGATGTCGGATTGCCGTTGGCATCAAAATCATCATCAGTGATGCTAGATAGGCTGTCAGGGCCGGTCGTGAAGATGTAGCCGGTTGAACCGGGAACTAAAATCAGCATTTGCGTCCCGTTATCCGCTATTGATACGCGGCTAGTCCCTGCAATGGCGCCAAGGCTTGACGACAAGGTTAAATCTTCGTTGAGCCGATAAAGCGCGCTCCCATTTACAAAGTATGCCTTACCTTGAAACGTCCAAGCGCCCCTTGATATCTGATTGAGTGTGCCCGATGTTGCGAGCTGGCTGATGCCTGGCGTCCCAATTAGCGATTGAGAGATAACGTCGCCGTTACTGTTGCGGTTTAGCGTTGGATAAAAGTTAGTGCATGACTGCGCCGACAAAGGTAAAGCCCTCGTCTTGTAAAATCCATCGTAAATAGCCGCATCAATGATCAAGGCGTAATCTCTCCCGTTGACGGTGGATAAAACTCATAATCGAGGAAATGATTTGTGTTGCCACTACCACGAGGCAGCGTGCTTGGGAATTTAGCGCGCCCGATAGTCACAGCCTTGCGTAACATATTGGCTTTTGACTCTCTCGCGCTCTCTGCAAATGCGGCGCTTAATACAACGCCGTAATCACTTGCTGACCGCAGGGCGAGACCAAAGACCATTGCTTCCTCTGCATAAGCAGGAACCGTTAAATCATCGCTACCACTTGTTACCACGGTGTACGAGAGTACGGTGATATCCCAAGAAGCCATCATCCGGTTTAGGTCTGCAATGCCGTCCTGTAGCTCGTCAGCTTCAAGTGGCGAGTCAGCCGACCGCACAAGGATCTTACCTAATGCGGCGGTTACTAGCTCTGTGGCGGTCGTCATTTACTTTGCCTTGGCTTTTTCAGGCGCAGGGTTATCTATTTTTGCCTGAGCCTCAGCCGCTTCTTTTTCGGCTTTCTCAATGGCATCAGCTTTGGCTTTTTGCTGTTCAAGAGAGCCAACAGACCAGCCGTATTTTGCCAACTCAATCAAGCCATCAGGGTTATCATTGCAGGCCATCTCAACATCGCCTCTGCAAACAGTAATTATGTTATCCATTAAATTTATTCCTTAATTAAATTAAAGGTTAAAACAAGGGGCCATTACTGACCCCCGTTTACTTAGGCAGTACCGAATCCCTTACCCGCAAAGTACGGATTCAGGCTGGCATACGCGGGGCGCAAGTCAAATCGAACGATCTGCTTGTTTTCGCGGATTGATGCGCCTTTAGAGCAGCGTAGTTGTAGACCATCCTTGCTGGTGCCGATAGTGTCAGTTGAGAATAATTTCTCGATAGGAACCGAACCAATACCAAAAGCATTCTTGTGATAAAACAAGTTGCCCTGAGTCGTTGCGTTTGCAGGGTAAGTCAGTGTTACCACGTCACCACTTGTTAAAGCACTTGCTACCGAGTTGTACGCGCCGCCTGACTCGAATACAGCAGGACCAGCAACAACAAGGTTGCCCGCACCGGAGCCGTCCAGCGTGACATCAGCAGTCACTACGCCGGTCCACAAGATACCCGCGCCAGCAGCATTCAAGGCAGCTTGACGAGTTGACAGGTTCAAGCGATTGCGACCCGTAACGGTGATGATCTCACCAGCTTTGACAACGGTGTTAGCCGCCAAAGCCGTTACCGCAAGCGTCTGGACCATTGTGTCTTTAACAGACAAGTAGGTCGCAGTCGGTGTTGCGCTCAAGGTGCCAGCCCGGTCAGTGAAGTTGCCAACAGTCACAGCGTTCAATGCAGTCGAAGTCATAACCTTCATACCGGCAAAGTTGTTTGCGATTGTCGCATCACGGAAAGCTTGAGACACGAGAGGGTCAACAGCACCGATGGAACGCTGGATTTCAGCAAGAGCTACCTGCATGAAAGGATTACCAACGTAGTACAAAGGCCCATCAGGAACACCCACACTGTGCATCAAAGCACCGGCGTTAGCGATTTCACCCCAAGCATTCACAGCCTGACCAGGTGTACCAGATGACAGAGACGAATACTTTGCAGCAAATGCGCAGAAATCGACTTCCATATCAGTCACGAGCCGTGAAGCTGCGGAGTCATAAAACTCACGCTCTGCATCACCGCCCATGTTGATGGCTTGGTCTGCCTCTGAAAACGCCAATTCTACAGTGATGTAGTCTTGGATGGTTGCCGTTGCCTTGCCTGTGATGATGTCTGATGCTGATCCACCTGAGATATCACCATTGGCGGTGCGTGAGCTTACATAGTCAGTAGGACGAGGGAAGTCAACATTTGCGCCTGTGCCTTTGCCGAAAGCGCCGGACAATAGTGCAGTGTTGACGGTTTTTGATACTGTTCTTTTTGATTCAAAGGATTCCATGACCCCTTTCATCAGCTTGCGGGTGAATAAATTGATTGAATTTGCCATTACAATAAAACTCCGTAAAAGTCTTTAAATAGATTTACTCGTATGTCGCGCCGGCACTAAAGACCGCCTTTGACTCCGATTGCCTGCCACCTCCTGATGGCGTATGACCAACCGGCTCAGGTAAATCCGCGCGTGGTTTAGGCTTAATCTTCAATCTTTCAGAAATACGGCTAATCTCCATCATGGCGTCATATTGGTCCATGCCGTTTAGCCTGCGCGCTAAATCCGCGTTCTTTGCGACATGGTACTCAACAGCTTCGCCGTTAGGGGATCTCAGGATGGCTTGAGCTGCTGCCGCGCCACCTGTGGTCTGATTGTTCAACTGCATAGACTGCAACGCCTCTGGCAGATCGGGACGCACTTTCAATAGCGCCTCTCTCCGTCGCTGGTGCTGTGCAAACAATTGAGTCGACTGCCGATTATCGTAAGCTTCCTTTTGCGCTTGCCGATTGCTGACATTCTCATCATATACTGCTCGCCTTGCTACATAGCGCGTCTGCGCTTCTGTAAACTGGTCGTAGTCGTCGAACTGGTCAAGCTGCGGGGGATTGCTGTTATCAAATGCAGGGATTTCCGCATTTTGCATTGCATCAAGCCGCGCCTCTAAGGCCGCTGCTCTATCCTCTGCTGCCTTTGCCCTAGTCGTAATTTCTGAAAATCGTTGATTAGCCTTTTCGGATTTGAGCGCTTTGATCGGGTCTGCTTCTGATTCATCATCAGATTCTAAGTCGCCGTCCTCTGCATCCATTTCCTCAGATGTTGACGAGTCATCCATATCGTCGTGCGCCGTTGACGATTCGGCAGTTTCATCGTTTTCTAATTCTTGGTTTTCTACATCATTGTTTTCTGGGATGGACGAATCCCCATTGTCATCCAGTGTAAAATCGCTCACTTAAATCTCTCCATCAATTATAGGGGTTTGTTCTACAAATTGTTCAAATTCCTGCAATTGCTCTTGGTTCGGGCCTTGCTGTATCACTTGTTGTGCCGATTCAGCGACCTCAGATTGCGTCACAAGGTTGTCGCGGTCTTGCTGGCTCATATCTATCTCAAGCTCTTGCTGTATTTTAAGCGCCTCTAGTTGCTCCTTCATTGCCTTAAACGACTCGGTAATATCCTTGATAGCCGCTGAATTCATATCTGATTGTATCTTTGCTTCTTCTGATGTTTGCTTCAGCCACTCGCGTTCTGTCTTTTGCTCAGTGCTATCTGCCTGCGACTCTAAAGCCATCGCGTTTGCGTTGATCAACCGAATATTTGCATCTTGCGTAAGTTGTTGGATTAGCTCAGGAATAAGGCTCTGTCGCATCTGTTCCATTTCATCAATGCGGTATTTTTCACGTTCCTCGTCAGTAGGCTCGACTGCACCGCTCATTACTAGGTCTTTGCGTAAGGCGTTATACATCTCGCCACCGTCGCCAAGATCAATACCCTTGACGATTAAGTCTGGGCGTGTCCCGAACGCAGGATTCTTTTCAGCCAGTGACTGAAGTTGCGCTGATGCTTTCTGCCGTAACGATGCATAGGCCGGTCCCACATCTGGCACTACGTCGTATTTAGCCGCAGACAAGTCATTCAAGATGACATCATCGCCTGATTCCAGATCCTTTTCAGTCTGATTGACCATGACGAATTCTGTAGAACCATCTGGTTTAACAATGCGTTCCTGTGACTCACCCGATTTAACTCGCGGTATAAGGTCAGCAAGGATCTTGCCGCCATAGGCAACAGACCGGATGTGGTTAGCCATATAGATTGCATTGCCTTTCTCGCTGACTGCTTGGCCTTGTAGAATCGCTTCACCACTTCGACCATCAGCCGCCGTACCATCCAGCCCGGTCCCAACAGAACCGCCGGCCGTTGCGTTGATGTTCTCAGCCATTACCTGCGATAGACCGATAAGCGCCATATCGAGTGCGCGAGCTTGTGATCTGAAGGGCGGCGGCTGTCCGTCAACGTGGTTATAAAGCTGTGCGGCTGCGTCTGATACGTTTAGCTTTTCGAGTGAGTCTGTATAATTTAGCGCCTGCTCTGGCGTTAGCATCAGCACATCTTGAGGCGAGATAGCTGTTTGCTTTACTGCACCTGAGATTGCGTAGTTGTAGACCATCGAACTATCAATAGTCTTACGAACGCGGCCACGTACAAGTGTATGCCCTTGAATCGTTGTCTCTACGCCGAATTCTGGCACTAGGGGGATATACTTGCCTAACCATTTTTGTGGCCCTTTAAGTACCTCGGCACCGCTGATGATATATCGCTCGATCTCATAGGTGTCAACCGTTCGGCGTAACTCTTTGCCTTTTCCGTCAACTGCGATCGTGATGCCTTTTTCCTCAAGCTCGTCCTGCACCTTCTCGAATTCTTCGGTTACATCATAGGTCTTGCCGTCAGTCATCTTGACGATATCGCGCTTAATAGGCTTCTTGCGCCAGTATGCCGCCATTCTAATCTGCTCGCCCTCGCTCCAGTCGGCGCTAATCAGCCCCAATTGAGAAATTTGATCATTTGGTACGTCAACCAACAACGAATCGGGATACTGAGCCTTGTACTCGTCAAGTTCTTCATACCAGATGACAAAGGCGTATAGTGCATCTTCTTTGGTGTACAGGTCGGACGGGCCAAACCATAGCGATGATGCCGCATCCTTGATAGGGCGCATTCTGATTTCCTGGTCAAACGAGTCATCACTGTATTCGGTAACAATCTGCCAGCCGCCATAGCCGCACTTTTGTGTTTCATCAAAAGCAGTGTCATACACGTAGGCTGCATCAGACACAGACTCAATATTTTTAATCAAGCCGTTCATGGTGGCGTCAGCACTTGAAGTGCCTGAGTGCGTCGCTCTAACCTGAATTTGTATCTGATTCTGTCGTTGGTCAGATAATGCCTGTTCAAGTATCGGCGTTACCCGGTCAATAGAATAACGCGGTGGCTCTGGCGCATCGGTTGTGCTGTCACCTTGTATATTGTTGCGGTCAAAGCCTGAGTCACCCCACGCACCGCCTTCAGATTCAACGTGAATCTTGTCTCGGATAGCAAGGGCACGTGATATGCGTTCGCGATCTTGCGTTGCTGCGAAGCGTTTAAGCGCCTCGGCATGTACCGCCTTCAGATCGGTTGCAAGGTCTTGCTTGCGATAGTCGTCGATTGCTTCGCTCATACTGCCCTTTTGAAATTAAGTTTCATGGGTGGTGCCTGCACTTGCGGCAATTCTTCGCCCATCGTTAGGCAGTCGTACATACCTGGCGAATCCATATCGAATTCAGACTTTAACTTTTCTTTGCTCATTAGCTGGATCTTGCCGGCACCATTCGGAACGGTGGGGATTCGACACACCTCGGATCGAATCTTATCGAGCAATTTGATGTCTGATGACAGGCTGATCAATGTGTCTGGGTCGATGTATTTCTTCTGCACGACTGCAAGCCAAGTGTTATAAAACCTGTCTGCCAGCTTAATGCCAAACTGAGCACGCTTATTCTTAAACGTCTGCTCGTTGGTTTTGGGCTTATCTTTGCCGCCGGTTGAGTGGATGCCGCCATAGACTGCTTTAGGGTCATCAACGGAATTAGACCCCTTATAGGGCCTTAGCTCACACTTGATACCTTTGAAGTTCTCGGCAATCTGATTTCTCAAGAGAGCACCCATCCCATCAGCGTCATATACGAATAAATCAGCGTTAGCTTGTATAGCCCTACCTGTTGCAACGTCACATGCGTCATTCCCGTTTGCTGCAACCAGTTCATCAATGTCAGTATATAAGATGCCTGTTCTGCATGAATAACCGTATGAATCACCACCATCTGCGGGGTCATGTGTTGCAATAGTCGCACCCTTGCAATCTATACCCAGTTTAATATGGGCGTCAATAGCGGCATCGAACCACTCTCGTTTGATAATTGCGTTGTCAACAGACTCGTTATAGTCGCCTCCCCAGATGTGGGCATAGGCATCAGGGCTGAGCTTTTCCTTGTCGTCAAGGCGTTCCAATTCAAGCTCTGCGGGGAACCAAGGATTCTGCTCGTAGTTGACTTGAACGATCATGCACAAGTCATCTTCGAAGTAGCCGGTTCTAGCCAGATCATCCTCGGCCCTAGCTAGATACCTCTGAGCTACTGCATCACCACGACTAAAACGGTTCATGGTCATCCATATCTCAGGCATGTCGGCATCATCACTATCGGCACCAGATCGAACCGATGGCGTTAAAACCTTCAGCGATTTAGAGCTTACCGTCTGCGCCTCCTCTATCCATAGGATCTTGACCGCGCCCAATGATTGCAGGCTGCTGATGTTTCTTGCCAGACCCTTATAGAATATCTCGCCGCCTTGCATTGTTCTTATCTTGTTGCTAGTTGTGTCAAAGCCCTTGAGATTCAGGCGCTCTATCTCTTGCTTAAGCGTTTGGTGTACTGAATCATCAATGGTGTTCTGAAACTCGCGTGTACAGCAGATCCTTGCGCCCTTATCTGCCTGCATGAGCATGATATCCGTCACACCAATGGTCTTTGCTGATCCTCGGCCACCTACCGCAATTTTGATGCGCTTGGGCTTAGACAGCAACCAGGCTATCTGCTCGGTTATCTGGACATCAACTCTTGCCATGATTAGTCGTTACCGGATGGATGTGCCAATCGTTTTTTATCTTCTCGCCGCCACTGGTGATGTCTGTCTGTGACTTTTCTGAGTGACCGTGGTTAGCCAATGCCAGCTTTGCGATGGTGGAATTAAACTCGCCGGTTAAGCCGCAATTCATCAACTTAAAGTGCTGCGAGTCCTTGCAAGCCTCTAACGTCCCTGAAAATTCTGGGTGTTTCTCGCCCCATAAGTCCAAAGTAGACGCTACAACGCCCAATACCATTGCCATTCCGACGACTGATGGGATAGCGTGCTCATGATCTGCATAATCCTTGATATAGGCGTCAGCAGCTTCCTGCATCTCTTTGTTGTACTTGGTAGGTCTACCAGCCATTAACCAACTCCTTTAATCTTTTCGTTCATTCTCATGGCACCAAAGCCAAGCATCCCCATCAGTACCGGCATAAGCTCGCCCATTGATAATTCAGGAAAAGTAGGCGGTTCGTTCATTAAGAGTATCACTATAAATTGCAGGAGTGGAGATAGCACGAATGAATAAAACATAGCACTAGCGCATACCCAACCAACAGCAGGACGCCAGCCGCCTCTAAACAAACTGCCTGATGACGCTTCAACCTTATTTACCTCCATCTGCCCTAACATCAACTGAAGCTCGCCGGACTGTTCAGATTGTTGCAATAGCTCTTGTGCTGCTGCTCTCGCGTCCTTGTCGGGGATAAGCTTGTCTAGTAACCCGCCTATTACGGGTAATGCTGAAAGGATGCTCATACTTGCTCCTTTGGCTTGCTGTATTCCTCTAGCCATTCCTCGTTTGTTTGATCTGATACTCGCCAATACTCTTTCATGTGCGCAGGATCTTCTTGCATTACTTTCTGCCAATTTTCTCCAGTGATGTGTTCGCTCATAAAGATAAACCTCTATGGTTAATGCCAATCGACCAACTCAATATGCGGTGAGTCGTTAAATGCGTCTGTATCCCATCGAAAATTCTTGTCCCAGTCACCACCCCATCGAAGCTCGATGCCAAGACTATCACCCAAGCCGATAAAGTAATGAGCATAGGCCGTAAATAGCTGAGTGTCGCCCCAATGTGTAAACGGAGATGGAATAAAGTCAAATGCGCCGGCGGGCCCTGGCATTGCCGGATTAGTTGGGCCATATACGCTTCGAGGCTGATGCTTAGATTTTCGGTTGATCCCGTCTAGCTTGCTTTTTCCGTCTGCAAATAAAGCCTGTTGTTGCTCTACAGTGCGCACACCGTCAATTAGCGAGAAGTCGATCTTCTGTATCGCTATCTTGCAAACGCGTTGAAGTCGCTCATCAAGCTCGCTCAAGACTCGAATTGATCGCTCACTGATAAACTCGGGCATTATTTCTCCCTTAGCGTGTAGGTGTTGCCGTATTTGACGATTTCACCATGCTGAACCCACCATTCGGCCCTCAGTCCTTTCAGTGATTCGGCAACATCTTCTGGCGATCGGCTGGCATCGTGTTCAAAATCGACCTGATTCAGCTCTTTCAACGTAATCGGGTGATCCAGTGTCGAAAACCACTCCAAGAACTCCAGTAAGCCTTTGGTTGGCTCGGATTTGGGGGCTTCTGCCTCTACCAAGGCCAATGAATGCTTTTCTTGAGCGATCGCTAAGATCTTTTTAAGCTTGGTTCCGTATGCCATAGCCATAAAGCCGGCAGACATCATGATTAGCGGGCTGTAGATGTCGGCTGATGGCTCGATGTGAACGCCGAAGCCGTTTATGCCCATGTAGGACGCTACGCCTACAATGACAAGCAGTTGGCCTGTTCTTAGCCATGATTCATTTGGACTTGCACCTGCGGCCTTTAGGATTGCGGCAATCGTCGTCATTAGTCGTGTCGAATCCCAACAGAATGGTTATTGCCGCGAGACAAATAATCACGAAGATTTTGAATACCGTTTCCAACTCCATCTGAAAATCCCAACATGAATGTGACGTGACCAAATGCAACCGCATGACTCATGCTCAAGTATGAGCTAAAAGACACTACATTCATGATTAGACCAAAAGTTACCAGCACTGACAGGCCAAAGAAAGCCCCCATTGCGCGGAAATACATGCGATTCTCTCGCCGTTCCTGCGCCCTAGCGGCAAATATCATGGCAAAAGCTGCCGTTATCTCGACGCAGGTAGCGGCATAATAAAATGTCCAACCCGGTTCAAGTATCGCATCCATTGCAATAATCGAACCGAGGACGAATACACAGGCAAGCAC